CCAAGCTTCCATACAATGTTCTATATCTCTATAAAAGATCGAATCAATAAGCCAAACTATATGCCATTTACCGTCGCGTTTGCGTTGCCATTGAGTTGCAGAAACCGTTTGATTAATGCTGCCACCAAATAAAACGTTTATAAAGATTGATGTAGCAATCATTAATCGTTTTAGGTATGCCATCATAGTTCATCTAAGTCCTTTTCAAATTGACTTTTTGGTGTCTGCTTGTTCCAATATCTAAGCTCTTTTTGAGCTGCTTTAATATCCTTTTCAAGTTCTTTAACCATTTCATCTGTAAGACTAAGAATATTTATACGCAATAAACGATCTACATCACCTGATAAAGCATCAGTTACATTCAAAATTTGTTTACTTACGTCAGCCTTTTTGCGGTTCTTAAAGATGATATTGTCTTCGAGTACTGCTCCAATGAATTGGCGTTTAACATCCAACCAACGAACTTCTTCAATTGCTTCAGCTTTGCGAGCTTCAATGCGCTTATTAAGAATGGTAAGTCGATAATCGCAGAAATCCTTGATGAGTTGCATTTCATCTTTGTATTCACGAAGCTTGCCATCAGGACCAATTACTGTCAAGTTTTCAGAAAATGGTTTGCTGAGTTTAAATTTTGAAACAATTTTATTGTGGTTCCAGCTTGAAGATCCAGTTTGCTTCAATTTAATTTCAAATCTAAAGCCTTGTTTATCGCAAAGATCTTCATAGGATACAATATCATTATCATCTTCAAGCTTATCAAGGATCTTGACATATGATTCACGATCATAGCCATATGGTACCTCGGTAATTGTTAAGACTGTCTTACTAGTCTTTTCATATTTACCAGTGACTATATAGCGTTCATCAACCGGATCATATGTAACATCACCATTGAACTCAGGAAATTTCACTGTGGGTTTGTTGGTAAGGTTACCATTCACCACATATTCACGGCATACACGAGAGAGTGAATCTGGATCTCGAGGTAGAATGTTTGTGGCAAATCCTGTTGCAATACCTTTAGTTCCATTAGCTAATACTAAAGGAATCACTGGTAAATAGAATGCAGGAGGTTCGTGTTCCGGATCATCGTGGGCAGGGGCGAGGTCAGCATCGCGAAGGTACTTATCAAAGTTTTCGCTTAGGCGCGTGTAGACGTAACGTGGAGCACCTGCTTCTTGAACTAGTCGAGTACCGAAGGAACCACGGCCTTCGACTAAACAGATGTTATTGTTCCACGTAGCAGCCATGAGCTGCCCCGCCCCTGCGGCAGACGCCTCCCCGTGGTTATACCCATAGTCTGATATAATCCCTGCAACGGCGGATACTTTTTTGAAGTCGCGCTTTGAGTTGAGGATACTGCTATAAAGGTAAAACCTTTGCACTGGTTTCAGACCATCAATCATGTTTGGGATGGCTCTGCTTTCAACCGTATACATCGCAAAGGATAACCACTCATTGGAGGCAACCCGAGAAATCGGATATTCATTAGAGTCTGTAGTAAATTCAAGTACGCTCATTTTGAACCCTTTTCAATTTATAGTACTATTCTATCATATTCTGCAGAAATGTCAACTACTTTTTTTCGTATTATTTCCCCATTTACCAAGAGGGCATTTTTCATTTTGCAATTTTGTTTTTAAAGGCATAATGCAACCGCACTGTCTACACATAGATGTAAAGACTATATACTCGTCACACATTTTACAAATATTTAATCTTTTTTCTGCTATATGCTTTGGTAGTATCATGTAAAGTACTTATCTAACATATCAAGAACATCTTGGTATTTAGCCATTTCAAGAATCTCAGTTTCCATGGCCTCGAACACATCAGGGTGTTCACCAATGCCTGCTGGATTGTTTAGATATACTTCAACGTTAAGCTTATGTTTCTGAATGTGACCGTGTGCATGAGCACGCAGTGCTTTAATCATTACTTCTTGATCTAATGCCATTTTTTTCTCCTATTGAAACATGTATTGTTTACGAAGGTTGGCGTCTTTGCCAAACATCATTTGGAATATTCCTGCATCATCAACAGTCACTGTATCATATTGTGGTTTATTGATAATGGTATCATATTCTTCTTCGGTAAGTGAACCCAAGCCTTTGATGTAACGATGTTTCCATCCATCATTTTGAGACTTAAATTCATTTGCCTCTTCATATGTATAAAACCACTTAATTTGCTCTTTCTTTGTAGAGATCATAATTGGTGTACGAGTAATTTTAACACGCTTTTCTGTCAAAAGGCGTGGCCAAAATTTGTAAAAGAATGCAATAAGCAATGGACTAATGTGGCCAATACCATCGTGGTCAGCATCAGTTAGAGTTGCGACATTCTCATATGTCATATCATCAACTGAATTTGGATTGGTAATATCCAAACCAAGAACTGATACTAATTCACTGAGCTCTTTATTCTTTAGAACGTCAGCAGGTTTCATATCCCATGTGTTCATAATAACACCACGTAATGGATATGCACCCACCTTATTTGGATCACGTACTTTCAAAAGAAAGCCCATTGCTGAATCGCCTTCGACAATCTTTAAAGTAGCGTTATTTCCATTCGCTGAAATATGCTTTGCCACTTTAACTTTGCGAAGTTTCTTTTGAGCCAATGTTGCAGCTCGACGATCAGCAGCAATTTTCTTAGCCAACTGAGCTTCAATAATTGGATCAATAATAGCAGGAGTATTAAGGATCTTACGAGCAAAGAAATCGGCCTCACGAATGCCAGAGGCAATTGCATGTTCTTTTACATTACCCATAGGATTCGTCAGTTTTTCTTTTGTCTGTGAATCAAACTTTGGGTTAGTAAAGTTTTTAGCGAACATGACGAACGTGAGGCCGTTCTTAATTGTCGACTTAACAACTTCGATTTTATGCTTACGCTTAATCATAGTTACCAATTCATCAACAATAGTATTTATAATGAAGTCAACATATGAACCACCTTGGCGAGTATTCACACCATTTACAAATGAGTTTGTACGGAAGCCATCCTCTGATGTAGTAATAAAGAATGATAGATCATCTGTTTTTTCAATAATTGCTTCTTCACCAAAGAGCTCAGCGTATTTCTTTAGGTTGTTTACCTTAATACGACGCTTATTGAAAGAAAACGCAATCTCTGGAAACGCCATTTGAAGACTTGCTAAACGATCTTCGATTAATTGAACTGTGTCAAGGTCTGATAAATTATCAGTTTCAAACAATTCAAAATCTGGAGTGAACCAAACTTCAGTGCCATGGCCATCTTTTGGTGTGTTCTTTTCACGAACATCTTCAGCACCATTCTTACATTCAACTGTAAGTAAGTTACCATTGGACCAAGTTTTACCAACAAACTTAGATGATAAAAAGTTTGTAGCAGCTGATCCAACACCATTAGTACCAATGGTTACTCGGTTATCATCAAAGCTTGTACCAGCATTTACTCTCGTCCAAGCTGCAGTTGCCCGAGCAATTTTGCTATCAGTGGTTTCATCATAAACAAGTTCCTGTGGAATACCACGGCCATTGTCAGTGATTGTTACCTTATTATTATCTATAGACACGTTAATCTTGTTCGCATACTCAAAGTTAGTGCGAATTGCCTCGTCAATCGAGTTGTCAAGAATTTCGTCAATCATTTTAGATAAAGCTGGCACATATCGTGCAGTTTTCCATTCACCCAAAACAAATCTTTCGATTTCTTCTTGAGCACTCGAACCCATGTACATACCAATACGTTCTCTAACGTGTTGGCGCGCGGTTAAAATTTTGAATTGTTCAGTCAAACTTTTTTCTCCATTGAGAACATTACTAAGCCATTCTATATCAATTTGGCTAAAATGTCAACTACTAAATTTTTCCAATCCAGTAGGTACAATCATCGCAAGGGTCATCGAACATGTAACATCGATAGTCCTCAACCATATAGTTTCCTTTTCGATTGTTGGCTCATTATTTATAAATACTATCATACCTTTCAAAAAATGTCAATAGGAAATTTGAAATGATTACAAATTATTTGTCGCCTACCTCATTCCACGTATCGATATCTAGGCTTCCAAACGTCGAGTTCTTTCTTCAGAGAGCAATGATTCCTGCTGTGTCAGCAAATCCAATTTCAAATCCTGCGCCTATGCAAAACTACTATTCGACATTTGACCGTCTTACTTATGCTGAATTTGATCTTGGTTTTATTGTTGATGAAAACATGAAAAACTATCTAGAAATATTAGATTGGATGGAAAAGCTTGGGGCTCCTGAAACTACAAATCAATTCAAAACAATTAATGACAGCGATGATGGCTTGAAATCAGATATTACATTTGTTGTTAATAATAGTCATAAAAACGCAAATATGAGAGTAGTGTTTAAAGATTGTTTTCCTATTGCATTATCATCTATCGCTTTAAGCGTAGTTGCTGGAGATATTCAATATCCTGAAGTAAACGCAACTTTTAGGTATGACACATTTACAATCGAAAAAATTTAACAGTTGACATTTCCGATATTTGTGGTAGAATAGTATTTGTAATTAATGTGAAATGAGGCTGTGATGAGCACTGATGATATTAGCGAACTGTGGTCAGTTGACTGCAAAATTGATGAAACAAATCTTGCTGGAGAAAGCAAACGAATTCCGGAACTTCACAATAAGTATTACACCTTATACTATAAAGAAGTACTACGCGTAAAGAAACTCAAAGCAGACTATAAAGAACTTGAACTTGCAAAACGCGAGTGGCTTGATGGTAGTATGGCAGAAGAAGATCTTAAAGATCGAGGATGGCGGCCATATCAAAAGAAAATCTTGCGTAATGATATGGATAAATATCTACAGAGTGACAAAGACATTATTGCTATGAGTTTAAAAATTGACTATCACAGTGCAAGAGCAAACTATCTCGAAGACATTGTCAAAACAATCCATAGCCGTAACTTTATTATCAAGAACATGATTGAAATAATCAAGTTCCAGGCTGGAGAATACTAGAATATGACTGACGTGGTGAATGTTGAACCTTTAAATGCGGTACACATGAAAGTGACTGCAGATCCGTCAACACGTCAGGAAATCATGAACTATTTCTCTTTCCGACCAAGTGGTTATCAGTTCGTACCAGCATACAAAAATCGAGTGTGGGATGGTTGGGTTCGCCTTTACAATCCAATGAAACCGGTTTTGTATGTTGGACTTCTTTCATATCTTAAAAAGTTCTGTTATGATCGTGGCTATGAGCTTAAAATGGACGGTGCATTGTATGAAGAGCAAAATGTACCAGATGACTATGGCTTTGAAATCGCAAAAGAAATCAATTGCAAATTTACTCCTCGTGACTACCAAAACGACTATATTGTAAATGCAATTAAGCATAATCGTTCTCTGTCTTTGTCTCCGACATCATCTGGCAAATCACTTATTATCTATTTAATACAGCAGCATTATTGGCAAGCGTATCAGCATCGTACATTGATTATTGTTCCAACAATTTCATTGGTGCATCAGATGGCTGGCGACTTTATGGATTATGGTTGCGACAAAGAAATAATTTATCGTATCCAAGGTGGAGTAGATAAACACACCGACGCTCCAATAGTGATTAGTACATGGCAATCTCTTCAAAAGCTGCCTAAGCAATGGTTTGACCAATTCAATGTAGTACTTGGAGATGAAGCTCATCAATTCCAGGCTAAATCATTGCAGACAATTATGGAAAAGCTTCAAGATTGTTATTATCGACATGGCTTTACTGGTACACTTAAGTCAGATGAAAGTAAAACTCATAGGCTTGTTTTAGAAGGCTGCTTCGGTGAAGTACGCCGATATGTAACAACTAAAGATCTTATGGATTCTGGAACTGTAGCAGATTTTAAAGTAAAAGCAATCGTACTAAACTACGAAGATCAAGTTAAAAAGGACTTTAAAAGTGCGCTTAAAAAATTGGATTCGACAAAAAAGTATTCTGCTGAGCGAGAGTTTCTTACTAATTCACAACGACGCAACATGTTTATTCGCAATTTACTCTGGTCGTTAGAAGGTCAGAATAATTTGGTTTTGTTTGATTTAGTTGAAAAGCATGGTAAGATCTTAGAGCCTTTGCTTCGCAAAGACGATCGTCAACTTCATTTTATATATGGTGGAACTAAAGGAGATGAACGTGAACGGATTCGAAATTTGGTGGAGAACGATCCAGTCAAGCAACATGATATCCTTGCATCTTATGGCGTTTTTTCGACTGGTGTGAACTTGAAGAAACTTGACAATGTGATCTTTGCTTCCGGCTCTAAGTCTGAGATTAAAGTATTGCAATCAATTGGTCGTGCCCTGAGAAAGGGCAACGACGCCGATAAGGCAACTCTATATGATATTACTGACGACTTAAGCTCTGGCTCGTTTGAAAATTATACATTAAAGCATTTTAGAAAGCGGATCGAGATCTATGGCTCCGAGCAATTTCCATACAAGATGTATAGCGTAAACATATAGTATTGCTTTGTTGCTGATAAATCAGATTATAACAGGCTCGTCGAAAATGTCAACAAGTTTTTTCAATTAATTAACAGTTGACATTTCGAGTAACTGTATTAATATTAACTGTAGGAGGTACTTTATATGGCACGCAAACGCAATTATGTAAACAACAAAGACTTCCTGGACGCACTTATTGTATACCAAGCTGCATGTAGAGAAGCTGAGGATCAAGGAGAACCAACTCCTCGTGTTCCTGACTACGTTGGTGAATGTATCTACAAGATTGCAACCAGGCTAGCAACTAAACCAAACTTTTCTGGTTATTCTTATAAAGAAGATATGATTTCAGATGGAATTGAAAACTGCTTGCAGTACATCAACAACTTTAATCCTGAGAAATCTCAAAATCCATTCGCTTATTTTACTCAAATTATTTGGTATGCATTTCTTCGTCGAATTGCAAAGGAAAAGAAGCAGATGTACATTCGTTACAAGTCATCTCAGAACATGTTGGCTGCAGGCGCAACTTATGATTCAATGACAGGAGATGAACTTCAGCTTAATCTATCAGTCAATGCTGACTATATCAACGACTTTATTGAAGACTTTGAAAATAAGTTAGCTAAGGATAAAGAAAAGAAATCATGAAGATTGCAATCGTAACTGACATGCACATAGGAGTCCGTGGTGATTCAAAGATTTTTGCCGACCATCAAGAAAGATTCTTTGCAGAAGTATTTTTCCCTTATTTGGACGAACACAATATTAAAGTTGTATTTGATCTCGGTGACACTTTTGATCGTCGTAAGTATGTTAACTTCGTTTCTCTAAAAAGAGGAAAAGAGTTTTTCTTCGATCAAATGGCCAAGCGTGGTATTGAGTATCATGCATTAGTTGGTAACCACACGACTTATTATACTAACACAAATGAAGTCAATAGCATGAATTTGCTACTTCGTGAGTACGATAACTTTACCATTTACGAACATGAAGCAAAAGAGTTGACAATGGGATCAACTAAGTTTATAATGGTACCGTGGATTAATAAAGAAAACGCGGAATCAATTCTTGAAACTGTTCAAAAATCTGATGCTAATGTTTTGTGTGGCCATCTTGAGCTCAAAGGCTTTGAAATGATGAAAGGTCAACTTTGTACGCATGGATTGGATAAAGATCTATTTTCTCAATTTGAACAAGTTTGGTCTGGTCATTTTCATCATCCTTCGCATCATGGCAATATTCAGTATCTTGGCGCTCCATACGAAATGACTTGGTCAGATTATCAAGGGCGTAGAGGTTTCCATGTATTTGACACTGAAACTCGTAATCTAGAACGTCATGATAACCCATTCCAAGTTTTCCACAAGATTGAATACGATGATGCTGATATGACTATTGATGATGTAGCAAACCTTGATACTACAAATATTAAAGATGCATATATTAAAGTGATTGTAAAAAATCGAACTAATCCATATATTCATGATTTGTTTTTAAATCGACTTACTAACGAAGGCGCCGCTGACGTTAAATCAATTGAAGATACATTGAACTTTGAGCATGAAGGCGTTGAAGATATTCTTGACGAGACAAAGGATACTAAAGATATTCTTCACGGATATATTGACGCGCTCGAAACTCGAGTGAATAAGGCAAGCATCAAAACAGTTGTTGATGACTTATATAATGAGGCACTAAGTATTTAATGAAAATTGTTTTTAAAAAACTCCGTTATAAGAATATCTTATCGACGGGTAATTCGTTTACTGAAATTCAGCTTGATCGAAGATCTACAACTCTAATTAGTGGTACAAATGGTAGTGGTAAATCGACAGTACTCGATGCCATTACCTTTGCTCTTTATGGAAAAGCTTTTCGTAAAATTAAAAAAGACCAATTGATTAACAGTATCAACGGCCGCGAACTTCATGTAGAAGTCGAGTTTATGATTGGCCAAAATTACTATATGGTTAAGCGTGGTATCAAACCAAGCTTCTTCGAGATTTGGCTTAATGGTAATTTGATTAATCAAGATGCTGCTGCTCGAGACTATCAAGCATATCTTGAACAAAACATTCTTAAATTGAATTATAAATCGTTTGGCCAGATTGTAGTGCTTGGTAGTGCTACATATGTTCCTTTTATGGAATTACCTACGGGTACTCGAAGAGAAATCATTGAAGATCTTCTTGATATTCAGGTATTCAGCACTATGAATACTTTGCTTAAAGAAAAGCTTACCGAGAACAAAGAAGAGATTACTGAAAATAGTTACCAACGCGATCTAACAGAATCTAAAATTGAATCTGCCGAAGCTCATAATGCTTCAATTCGTCAGATTCGTCAAGATGAAGTTGATAAAATTAAGGAGAAAATGAGTGAGCACATATCGAAGATTGAAACTGAGAAAACAGAAATTGAGGCGCGCCAAGAAAGTATTGAAAAATTATTATCGACTATCTCAGACAAAGGAGAAGTAAAGAAAAAGAATGAAAAAGCTCAAAGTTTAATTCAGCAAATGCAAATGAATTTAAACTCAACTATGAAAGAGCTTGCATTCTATCATGATAATGATAATTGCCCTACTTGTAAACAAGGTATTGAGCACGAGTTTAAAGAATCTGTCGTTTCTGAAAAAGATGCAAAGATTAAAGAGCTCGAAGATGGTCTTGCTCAATGCTCTGAAAAGGCTCAAGGATATTTAAATCGTTTAAATGAGATTTCAGGTATTGAAGATGAAATTTCTTTAAAAAATCTTGAGATCTCTGAACGACGAGCTCATATTAAAATGTCTAAAGGTGCGCTTGTTTCATTTAAAACAGAACTCGATAAAGCCGAAGAAGAAGTTGAGGCTGTTGACCAAACCGCGCTTAATAAACTTAAAGAGGCTATGGCTAAATTAAATAATAGTCAAACAAGTTTATTTGACACAAAAGAAGTTCTTAGCGTGGTGTCAACAATCCTTCGAGATGGTGGCATCAAATCTCGTATCATTGCTCAATATATTCCTGTTATGAATAAGCTTATTAATAAGTACTTAACAGCTTTTGATTTGTTTGTAGACTTTCAACTTGACGAAAACTTTAATGAACAAATCAAATCTCGATTCCGTGATGCGTTTTCTTATGCTTCATTTTCTGAAGGTGAAAAGCTTCGCATCACATTGTCTATTATGCTAGCATGGCGTACTGTTGCTAAACTTCGTAACTCAGTATCAACTAACTTGCTTATCCTTGATGAGACATTGGATGGCGCTTTAGATGGTGTAGGTATTGACTCATTGATTGACACACTTCACAACCTGAATGCTGACGACAATATTTTCGTAATTAGCCACCGAGGAGATCAGTTTGGTGAAAAGTTCCATAGCCATATCCGTTTCCAAAAAATTAAGAACTTCAGTGAAATGGCCACATAAACTAGTTGACATTTCTTCATTCCTAGTATACTATGGTCTTATGATTGAAAAGGATACCCATGTCTAAATTCTATACCAACGTCGAACGCTTTATCAACGAAATCAGATGGCGTGGCTATGAAAATGGCCGCCCATTCATGCGTAAGGTAAAGTTCAAGCCGACATTGTTTGTTCGTGCTCGTGAAAATGCCACTCATAAATCTTTAATTGGTGGCGTGCCTCTAGGTGCAACACGATTCAATAGCATGACAGAAGCTCGTGATTGGATTGGTCAATATCAAGATGTTCATGGCTTTGAAATCTTTGGTACACAAAACTATGTGACACAATTCATTCAACAAGAATATCCAGACGATATTCAATTTGATATTACAAAAATTAATATTGCATCTTTCGATATCGAGGTTGATATTAGCGGTGGATACGCTGATATCGATTCTGCAGATAAAGAAATTACATCTATTGCTTATAAGTCCTCTAAATCTGATACTTACCATCTACTTGGTCGTAAAGATTTTGACAAACATCAAACAATCACTGGCATTGATCCAGATGATATTTCGTTTATGAAATTTGATACCGAAGAAGCATTGCTTCGCCGGTTTATTGATATTTGGACTTATGACTATCCTGACGTTGTGACTGGTTGGAACGTTGAATACTTTGATATTCAATATCTTCTTACTCGAGTTACTCGTTTGCTTGGTGAAGAAACAACAAAGAAGTTCTCGCCTTGGGGGCAAATCCGACCGCAGTCTCGTACATTTTTTGGTAAGGACCAACGGACATATCAAATTTCTGGCATTTCAATCATTGATTATATGGATGCTTTCAAAAAGTTTGGTTATAAGTATGGTCCGCAAGAATCGTACAAGCTCGATCACATCGCCCACGTAGTCCTAGGCGAAAAGAAGTTGGACTACTCTGAATATGGAAACCTAAACGCGCTTTATGAACAAAATCCACAACTCTATCTCGACTATAACCTCAAAGATACTCAACTTATACAACGCATGGAAGACGAGTCTGGACTTCTTTCTCTCGTTCTTACCGTTGCTTATGGTGGTGGCGTTAATTATACTGACGCTTTCGGAACTGTAGGAATTTGGGAAACAACTATCTATCGTCGATTAATGAAAGATAAAGTTGTTCCAAATCTTAAAGGTGGACCTGGTGAAAGAGCAGGCGAACTTGTTGGTGGCTATGTTAAAGATCCAAAAGTTGGCATGCATCCTTGGGTTGTATCCTTTGACTTGAACTCGCTGTATCCACACTTAATGTTGCAATATAATCTATCTCCTGAAACATATGTTGAAAGCACTCGTGAATATGTATCTCAGGAAATGGTTCTTGATGGTAAATATCAAAATCAATCTGAATATGCAGTGTG